TCACAAAACCTATAGAAATTTTTATACTGAGAAAAAGGATTGGTTGGTATCCCATAAACTTGATGGTACATTTGACTATAGCTTTCAGGAGTAGGAGTTCCTGATAGTAAAATAACATACGGATTATGTTTGGTTAGCAGGGCCTTGACCTGCTTGGCCCGCTTGCTTGGTTTTGGATAAGCTCCCATTGTATGAGCTTCATCACAAATAACAACTGACCAATTTTCTTCTGGTATCTTGTGTATACTTTCATAATTAATTACATATAAGTTGTAATCAGGATTAAGTAAATCATAATCAGAGCGTATACTTGATATAGCTTTCTTTTTGGTAATAAATAAAACATCACCGTTATCATAAAAATATTCTGCTAACTTCAAAGACGTAAGAGTTTTTCCCGTCCTCACCTCCATAGCTAAATATAAAAATCTATGTGAATGTAACACTTGTAACCCTTGTGTTACAATCTCTTTCTGGTAGGGTCTGAGTTCCATTTATTTATTCGTTTGCTGATGTTAATACATTTTTCATACTCTTCTTCTTCTATAAAAAACTGAAGCATATTATACATAAAGTCTTTTGTGTAAGGTGCAAAAGGATTATGAGCAAAGTAATATTTGTCTGACTCCATTATCTCTTCTTCGTTTCCATCTTCAAATAAAACTTTATACGAGTTTCGCATAGCTATGTCTAATACTTCTTTGTCTGATTTCGCCATTAGAAAGGTAGGGTTGGGTCTTTAGGTTTTTGTTTTGTTTTAAATATAATCCATCGCCCGTGCATATCCCTTCCTTCATCTGGCATTACGCCTCCGCTAAATAATCCATAAGCTGTAAGCCATTTGTTAAATCTAGTTCTAGATATTGTCATCTTCGACTTAGGTGCGTAATCAGGGTTTTCCTCAATAAAATCGTAGTACAGTTCTTGTTTGTAAATTCTTGTATTTGTTTGCAGCTTGCTGTTAATAGATTGACCGTGCAGTAATCCACACCACTCAATAAATTCGTGTGAGGTTTCAGCTGACAGCTGTCTAACTTCTAAGTTTACAAAGGAAGATTTAATTAAACCTTCGTTCAAGTGCAGCTGTAAACAATCTACCATATAGTTATCAAAAATACACCACTCAGAATCATCCCAGTCTCCAAACATAAGTTTATTAAATTCATCTAAAGGAGAGTAAGCTTTATTGTAATGTTGGTGTAGTTCTATTTCCCATTTACGCCTGGCAAAAGAGTTTCCAGAACCTTTGATTGCATAGTTTGTTGTTATGGCTATCTTTGGAGATTTACTAAAAGGTATTTTAATAGCATCTTTGTTTTTCTTTTCTAATGTTAGTCCTTCTGTTACCACCGAAAACAATCTCTCAAAATCAAAATATTTTTTTACATCATCAAAGCATAAGATTTGAGTATCCGCTGATACTAACTGGTAAGCGAAAGACCTTTCAAAGTTGAAAGACTTTCCATCAATAAACACCAACTTCTTCATATGTGCAAGAGCATTCATAAACAAACCTTTACCAGTCCCACCTTCTGGATTGTCTGATATAACTTCATCATTTAAAATAACAGCTGGAGAGAATGATAAATTTTTATAACCGTGCATCAAATAACCAATGGTACTTTCCATTGTAGAAATACGTGATGAGTTCTGTCCGCATATGTTTGCAACAAATTGTTTGTAGTCGCAGTCCTTTACCTTGCATATTGTAAAGATTCTATTTATAACTTGTTCTCTCCAAACGTAACCACCCAAGTCTAAGTAATCAATTGGAACAACTTCATCTTTAGTAATCTTTACTGCACAGTTTCGGTAATACAAGTAAGCTTCATCTTTAGTGTCTTCAATAAAATAAACCTCTATTGTAGATAGTAGTGATAGAAATTCTTCTTTAAAAAATCTAGTATGGTCAGCAAAGTAATTGTAGATACTCATATCTTCTAACTTCAATAGAGTATCTAATACAAAGTCCTTAATTTCTTTTTCTGAGGTGTGGTCTATTAAGTTGTTTGACACTTTTACAAAGACGTAGTTTCTACTACCTTCGGGACAAAATTTGTAGAACCCGTGGTCTTCCAAAAATTGTTTAAATAAAATGTGAACAATCTTAATTACCCCTTTGTTTGATTTAGTCCAAAATATTTGATGCTTGTTTTCTTCATCTGCTCTTTCAAGCACTGAATTAATTACTTCGGTATCAAATGAAGCATCTTCTAATTGACACCTGATTTCATTTTTTGGGACTCCTTGTTTTAATTTAATTTTTATGTCGCTGATTCTATCTTCATCTTCATAATATTTAGTTCCAAAGTTATGAGTGTTACTGTACGCAGACTTTATTGTTCTCTTTATTTCTTCTAAATTAAAATCTTTATTAGCATACTGACCTAGCACGTAAGATGCCAAGCTTTCACTTATGCCATAGTCATTGAATGCAGCTGCTAATACGTAAGCGTTCTGGTTTCTTTGACCCTCGTTCATTGGAAATTTTTTCTCCCACCATTTAACCAGTATCTCTACAATTTTATTTTCATCTGTAATTGGAATTGTTACTGGGTCTATATGTTTTTTTACTTCTCTGTATTCTATCTCCTCAATTGTTGTCCATTCTTCACTATCATTATTAATATGAATTAGAGGGTCATAACTTTCGTAACAAACTCTTGATATGTTTTTTGTAGTCTTGTCAAAGTAGTTTGAATTAAAATATTTATCTAACGATTGAAAATATCTTGTGTGGTTTTCTTTGTCTCTAGGTATCTTGACTAGAACCTTAAGGCCATTACCCGAAGGCGAAACAAAAACCGAGAATACATATTTGTTTTTAGTTAACATTTCTTTGTCCTTCAACATATCTTTGACTTTTCCATAGCCATCGAAATCTAGACAAATTAATCCGCTATGCTCAATAAGACTGTTGTCTTGTCTCTTTGTAAAAGTTCCAGAAAAACACACGGCTGGTAAAAGTTTTTTAATTTCATTTCTTTTGGCCTTATCTTTTTCTTGCCTTATTCTCTTGACTAAATCTTTGGAGGAGCCGTTCTTAATTCTTTCCAATATAGTGAAAGCATCACGGTGAAAGGGGGTTGTAGTTTCTTTAATGTTCTGGAATATCGTTATAGCGTGTGTCATAGTATGTCGTTTATATGTCGTTTTTATGTCGTTTTTAATTTCATAAGTTGTTGATAATCAGTTGGTATGTCGATTATGTCGTATTTTTACACGTAAGTAAAAAAAAGAATAATAAATATATAATAAAAATTTAGAAGTTAAATATAAATTCATAAAAATTAACATATCGACACAAAAAAAAACATAAAAAAAGAGCCGTAAGAGACTCTCTTTTTACATTCATTACTAGATTAGAAAGGTAGTGAAGTATCTTTCACTGGCTCCGCAACTGGCACTGGCTCTTCAACCTTTTCTTCAACCTTTTCTGCTGGCTTTTCATAGGGCTCGCTCAACGACAAACCGAAGTATTGTTCTTCTTGTCCTTGCTCATTAGTCCTAGTATTAATCCAACCTGCTAATTCCATCTGCTTGCCATCTGGCATAGCTAATGTACCTTTATAGTCTGGTTCTTTACTACCTTCTTTCTTGAACTTGTTTCTAAATAAATTCCCTTTGTTGGGATTGTGTTTGAATTCTGACATTTTTCTTAATTTTTATAGTTCGTTCCAAATGATTCATAGTCTCAAAGATTAAATCTTCTTTCTCGACTTTACTATTAACGGACATTGGAACTCGTATCCACATAATAGTTTTGGGTGGGGTTCTTCGAGGAAGTTTACTCCTCAAATACCGCATAAACTTTACAATTTTTTGTTTCACAGATTAATTTTTTAGTTGTTTTTTTTATTTGTTTTTTATCCTCTTTGTGATACTTTGGGTTCTTAGAGTTTAATTTTCTTTTCTTCATTATAAATCTTCATTAATATAAAACTGCTCAATATTTTCTATACTACCATCAGCAAAATATTTATTGTACATTTCCACTGCTCTTTCTACTTTGTATTCTCCTCGTTCTAAAAATTCTGGTGTTGGTCTAAACTTGCCTAACACTTTTGATTCTTTACAAATAACATAGAACTCTAAAGGTTTGCCAAACAATTCTTGATATAGATAAGCTTGACTATCATAATTATATGTACGTGCTGAAAATTTAAAACGAGAAATGTCAGCTGTACTTTTTATATCAATAACACAATTGTCTGTAACGATATCTGCTTTGCCTTTCCACATTACGCCCTTGATTTTTTTTACAGCTGGCTCTTCAAACTTATTCCCAGTTTTATAAATTGGCATAGCAAAATCAAAATTCCTCAGCATAGTTTCTTTTAGCTGTTGTGCTAATTCTTTTTCTTTTTCCAAAAGCATAACATCTACTTCTCGCATCGCTATCGTTTCTTTATATAGTTTTGTAGTTCTGCTACTTGCATCTACAAACTCCCAGTCAAATGCTTTATCTGGTTCTAAAATTAGTTGATGAAAGTATCTACCAAACAAAAAGTTTTTGTTATCGGGTACTACTTTTCTAAATTCTATCGGGTTATTTAATAAGCTGCTTATATCTGAATTAGATAAAAAGCAACGACCGTAGCTCCCGTAATAGTCTTTATCGTTTCTTAGTTTTTTGAGTATTTTTTCCATTTGATATTGCGTTTGTTACTGTTTGTTTAACTTCTTCTGTAATGTTGTAGTTGTTATCTTTTAAGAACTTTATAATGTATTCCATATTCTTATCTTTCTGCGGCAGCGTTGCTACCCATTTAAGAAACGCTTCAACATCTACATCTTGTACTTTGACTACTTTGTCGTTTAGTTTATAGTTAGCAGTTTCCTCATAGCTTGCAACACCACTATCTATACCAATACCAAAGCAACCCAACGCCCTACCCCACGCACTAGTCTCTGCATTTTCTACGTAACTTCCTTTATTAATAAAGTTAGATGCTGCCTCTTCAAAGGCCAGACCAGTTGCTACTGTAAAACCAGATTCTTTATCTACAATCTTAGCTTTAACTAAAATAGTTGTACTTGTTTTTTCTAACACCTCAGTTACTAAACCGTACTTATGTTGGTAGGTTTCTCTAAAATGTTTTAATCGGTCGTGAACCATTACATAGTCCTTGCCCTGAATGTTTACTGTTTTTAATTTACTCATTTGTTTGTTTTATTAGGTTTAACTTCTTGTTTACTTTTGTATATGAATTCATAATTCGCTCACGAGCATTCTTAAGATTCATAATGTGTTTTGCATTCTTTCGTGTGTTAACTTCTCTCTTGATTTTGTTTTCAATCATTAAAAGTTTTCTACGATAGTTAGACAAACATACGACAAAAACTGCATATCTCCAACCTTTTTGATAAAAAATTTCGTACTCTTCCTTTTTAATTTCTTGGTAGAAATCTCCGCCTATTGTTGTGTTGTGAATGATAGTATCTTTAGTGATTTTGTTCTGTTCTATTCTAATCCCAGACAAGATACGTGCTTCAAATTCTTCCCCATCTAACGTGGCTGAAAACTCGTCTGCCTTTGCTTGTTCAAATACTTCTAAGAGAGTGTAACGCATTCCTGAATTTTTTCTCTTATAACTTGATAGTCCACATCTTCTTCCATTTTTTTGGATACTACATCTATTCCGTGTAGTATTGATGAGTGGCTTATCTTGTATCCGTTTTTGGTAAGATATTCCTGAATGTAAGTAAGTCTGATTTGTCTGTCATAACACCCATAATATAATAAGTGTCGAGCATCTACAACCTTTCTTTCTTTTGTCTTGGTGAAAAGCTTTTCTTTGGTAATATCGTAGATGGAACATACGTTCTCTGCTATTTGATTAAAAATTGGTTCTTTCATTAATTTTGTTTTTATTAAAAATTTTATTCCACTGTTCTCTTTCTTTCTGAATTTGTTTTAGTTGCTGAGCAGCAGCTAACAAGTTATCCATTAAGTTGTCTATAGTTTTGATTGGCTTTGACTTGGCCTTGTAATAAGTATTTTGCATTTGTTTGTTTGTTGTTTGTAAAAAGAGAGAGACACAAAAACATTTAATATTTGGATATTATTAGAGTGCGTTGTGCACGTGCCTCTCTCCCAAATTTACATTATGAAAACTTCAGTAAATATAAATAATGTTTATAGATTGTGCAAATTATTTCTGACTTTTTAATTTCTCAATTTCGAATTGTAGATGGGCTATTGCTTTGGTAAGACATTCTATACCGCCATCGTTGTGCTTTCGCTTGGAACGTAAGCAGTAAGTTACAGCATTCCCTACGTGATAAGAACAATTAAAATCATCAACAACATAGCGTGCTTGGTATTTACCTACACGATGAGTGTTGCCTACATAATATTCAGGCACTCTTTTGTCGCTTGTTGACTGGGTTGTGTCTCGATTTCTGTCGGTGTCCCAATAGTATTTACTATGCTCCATTATTGTTCTATGTATTTCTTTTCTTTGTTGTATACAATAAACCCATTTTTTTCTAGCAGCTTTATTGCTTTGTCGATTTCTTTTTGCTCTGCCCTAAAGGTGTCAAATATTTGATTGTGTATTACCATTTGAATTTTTTTAAAAGTTTAACAACATATCTTTAGCTATCAGTTCCCACACCTTTTTTTCTAGGTGCTTAAGGTCTAAGCTAACTTCTAATTCTCTCTGAACGTTAAGAGCATAATGTTTCTCGGGTAACAATTGAATGATTACTCCCCCTGCATATCTGATAACTTCGGTAGAGTTAGGTAATAGTTTAAAACCTAAATCAACCACACTTAAATCGTGGTCTCTATACATATTCTCATAAGTTTTCATTGTCATCAGCTGCCCAGTCTTTCTAAATGTAGTTAGACTCATCTTGCCTTTGTCTAATGATTGTTGTAGAGTTTGTATTATTTTTTTTCTTGGCGACTTCTGTGTCTTTTCCAATAAAATTTCTGCGTTAAGCAGTCTCCTTGGTTTCTTGAATTTCATATAAATAAATTTTAATTATTGTGTAAATATAGTTTAAATTATTGACAACTTAAAATTTCTGTGCCTTTGAAATACCAATGGCCATCGACTTTTATTTTGCTGATGGTGGTGATATTAAATTTTTTTCGTCTCTCCTCCACGGACGCTAATTTTTTTTCTAGACGTTTAATTTTTTTGGTGAGCTTGACGTTGCGTGCACAAATTTTTGCAGCTGCCTCCGTTGTTAATTGCATATCATTATTATTATTAATGTTATTATTACGCCCGCATATGAGATTGCTAAAAATTTCATATTGGCCTCGTACTTTTTATTGTCTTTCATTTTTGGTTAGTTTATATTTTGACATATCGTTTCTAATTCCACGAGCAAATTTGGCTCTGTGCCTTCGCTCTTTCTCAATGAGGTAAGCTACCTTGAGATTTACTTTTTCTTCTTTACCACTGTATCTAAAGTAATGATTGAATTGAATATGGTTCTTCGCAAAAATTTTTGCGTGCTCCCTCCGAACCATAAGTTCTTTGGCTACGTGATGCATTACCCTACGCTTATTGTTGAACGAGTAACATTACATCTATCTACCATATTCCAGTAGTGGTCGTAATATTTATCGAACACTTCTTGTGCTTCAGGGGTGTATTCTGTGTGAGTTCCGCAGTCAACGTTTATATCTGAATCGGTTTTTCCCGCTGCGTAAAAGTCTTTGATTGTTCTATTGCTTGCAAGTGCACAGCAAAGTTCTACTTGATTGATTTCTATATACATAAGTTTAGTTTGATTGGTTTATAATAGACAAAGGTACAACAATATTTAGACATAGCCAAATATCATTGTACCTTTTTCTGATTGGTCGTTGACGACTAATTTTGTCGTGCTTGTTCCAACGCTGTGTTGTAAAAATAGGCCTCGTGATTGTCTAGAAATTCCCAGTAAAAATCTGTGATATCTACATTGTTGAGTTCTACTTTTTTTATTGTGAGTTCTTCCTCAGGCGGTTGGTCGTAGTCGTGAGACATATCATTGTAATAGTATTCATACTCCATTACGATACAATAGTTCTCGCCCTCTACTACGCAGACTCCATTTTTATCTTTACGTGCCATACTGGTTTTTTTGGTTTATAATCTAGTTTAAATTGTTCTAACTTTACGTTAAGTTTCTTCCCCCAGTAATTGTTGGGGTCTACTTTAAAGTGCACCCACTTGCTATTAAAGTTTGAAGAATATACTTGCGTAAATGATTTGACTGCTTCATCAGTCCATACAAAATCTGTTTCCATAATTGTTTGTTTTAATTAATAAAATATCCACATCACAACGTAGAAGATAAACCCTAACATCAGTAAGAATATAAAGTCTATCGCTGCTTGCGTGTAGTCCATTTGGTTGTTTTCAAGTTCTTCGACTTGCTGTTTTATTTGTTGAACAGTATCAAGAGTTGCCTCTTTGTTGTCCTCTGAATCGTGGCCGAATTTTATATCTTCCTCTAGCCATTCAAATAAATTTTTAAGTTTTGGTTTCATAGTTTTAATAAATTTTTAAGGTTGTCCATTCTATATCAAAAGAAATTAATTCTT